GCGTTGGCGAAATAGTAGTCGCCGAACTTCACATCGATGAGGTGAGGATCTATCTTAGTCGGGTTGACGATATCGCATGGTTTTTCGTCAAAGATATAATTGAATCTTTGCGAGAAATCCATTAGCTGGTATGGTTCGAGAATGAAGCTTTGTTTGCCCATCTTGAAAAACACAGTGTTCTCAAGGTTCTTTTTCATCTTGAGACCAGCGAGTTTGCAGAATAACAATATCGATGCGTGAGTTCTGTCTATTTCGGGCAGCAGCATCACTTGAGCGACGTGCTTGAGGTCGCGAAGCGATATTTCATTCCAGGATAACGGAGCTTTGATGTCGATGTTCATATTTATGTTTTAAAAAGTTCCCTTTTGTTACAGGTTACGCCGAACATCGGGGAACAAAAAAGATTATGAGTACCTAAATCAAAAAATTAGACACTCCTCCAGTGCCGGCAATGCTGGTTGTCGGCAGTTGGTAGGAGTCAGAACTATGAAATAATGGAAAAAAATGGGCGTTGTCAACCATGATTTTTCGTGCTGAAATAGCTTCTTGCACCATTGTATTTCGGTGTTCCAATGCTCCTGCAGCAATGGCTGTCTTGATATGCGAAATCACTTGTTTTTCAATATCAAGAATAGGTTCAGCATCTCTTATGCGTTCCATTACATCGCGGATATACACATCCGAGATGTAATATGCTATAGTGTTATGTAAATTGGCGTTCATAAGCGGAATGAGTGAATAGAATTGTCTCCAATCCAAATCGGAATTGATATCGCCGATGGCTAGAATGTTTTTTTTGAATTCCGCTAAGGTCATTACAGGTGTCTGACTGATGTATGCGAATTGACGGCTACCTCTCCAGTCTTTCACTGGAGAAGCGTCATCAATTGAGTTATGAACTAAAAAAACAAGAAGATTGTCAATTGCGGCGGATTTTCTGTTTCTCAAAGACTCCATAAGTCTTTCAACGCGTTCCTTTGAAGCAGGTTTGACTGCATCGTTGGAAGCGACCACGAAGCCGGCTTCCGAAAGCTGAAGATCCATTTCAGGTATTGCGTCGAGATAGGCGGAGATGCATATTGCTCGAGATGCGAGGTTTTTCAGTTCTGCAAGGTTTTCGTCTTCGGAATTCGTCAGCATATCAGCAATTTCGCAACTGATAATTTTATCAACTATTTCCATCTCTGTTTCTTGAAGATATGGAACGAATCTTTTTGAGTCAACTTTGAAGTTTACTGACGGAAGATATTGGGCTATGTTTTTAGGGTCTACTATCATTGTGAAATTGCGTTTGTTGATTCTTGTTTTCCGGATTTGTTTTGGTCGAGAGTGGTGAAGATGTATTCAGGTACCACGACACGGATATTATCATCCCAATTGTTGATTTTTCTAACCACACTGAATATTCGCATCGCGCGGTCAATCATAGGGAAAGTGAGAGCTTGCTTCATCAGGAATATTTCTCTGATGTTAGAGCCGGAAAGAGAGTTGCTATTCTTTCCAGGAACAGCACCTATCAAAGAAGGATGTACCCCCATAGCGTAAGAGATGACGTTAGCGCCTGTCTCGTAATCGTCGAGATATTCAGAACTTATATCGTTCTTGATTGTCTCGACTGTTATCATCTTCTCTTCCGAGACGCTATTGCCTGTTGGCAGCATCTCTTTCAAAGCGACGATGGTCTTGCCTGCGTTGTCTTCTCCAGCGAGGGTGTCGTTGATTTGTTTTACAAGTTTATTTCGGAGTTCGATACGAGCTTTTGTGTCGTCTTGTGCTATGCCGTTCAGTTTTTCTTGAGCTTCAAAGAAGCGAGGTGATATATAGATGATATATTTAACGCCGAGTTTATATTTTAAAATCGCACGTTTCAATGATGGAATGGAAGCGATCTGATCGAACCAGCCCGAACGGAAAATAGAATACCATGAAGGATAGGAGTAGTAAGGTCGTCCTGGTGATGGCATATAGACAGGATAACAGACAGATTTTTCGCGTTTCGCCATAAAGAAACGGACATCGGCGAGAGCGTTGTATTCATCTATAACTTTATAGGCGGTGATGTCGTCAACGCTTTTGTTTGTCCCCCATTTAGAAGAATAGAGCATCTGCCTTATTTCGCCAGTCTTGTCATTAACACCCCATCGGCTGAAAGTAGCCTCACGATGTCTGATGCCTAGAATTTTCCTAAAATTCTTATCGAACACTATAATAGGAAATGCGTTGGCGAAATAAGAAAGGTCCGTCAATGTCTCCATCATAAATAATGGGATATCGTTCTGCTCGAACCAGTCATATTCGTCTCCGGAGTCGAGTTCCCAATAATCTACCACACGGTTGTTATTAGGATCTCGAACAAGTTTCACAAGTTTAGGTCCAAGACCGAAAGCAACCTGCCAATTGAAGTTTGCGTTAGAACCTACGATTTCAACCTGATCCATTTTAGCGAGCACACGTTGAGGGAGCGAGTTGTCTTTACCCCATGGAGCGACGGTATATTTGTCAATGGTAATATTAGACAAATTCTTTTCTTCAAAATCATTAGAGGATTGCACGGCAAGCACCGCCTGAGCATCTTGTAGATAGCAATGATTATCAGAAAGCCAGAAGCATCCATCATTGATATTTTCTGTAAAAGATCTTTTTCCACTCATTTAATTACCTCCATTCCGTTAAGTTCAATAATTGATAATCTCACAACCTTTCTAATCTGTCCGGAAGCGAGACATTTAATATTGAGAGTTTTCCCCTTAGAGTGAAAAGAAGTGACAGTCGCTTCTGGAACGAAGATCTTACGACCGTCCTCAGCCACCCAGGTTATTGAGAAAGTACCCTTTGTTTGTGCATATTCAAAAATTGAAGACTCGTGAATTTTAGCCATCGTTTTAATTTTTAGACAAAATTACCTTCGATAAAAAACATAAGAGCGACAAAACAGCAGCACCGTTGACCGCCGTCAGGCGGTCGAAAATTTTGTGTTTGGGAATTATGTTTTTCAAAATCTTAAAAAAGTGAAAATCAAGCAAAAACACCCACAAAAAATCTACGGAGGAGATTTTTTGTGTCGGAAGACCCACCGCCGTCCTCTTATCCCTTTTGCGATTGCACCCTTTCCAATTGCGAAATATGCCGAGAGTTTTTGCTGATGGCGGGCTACAACAGCCCACCATCAGCAAAAGAATAATAATCGTTATCAGTTATAATTATATGGTCTATGACTTTAATTTCCAATAGTTCTAATGCCTTTTCAATTTTATGCGTCAAAGTCCTATCCGCTTGGCTGGGCGTCAGACTTCCTGATGGGTGATTGTGAGCCAATACGACATTAGAAGCGAGTGAGTCAATCGCATACTTGGCGATTAGTCGTGCGTCTGCAGTTGTTTGAGAAAGTCCCCCTTGACTTATCTTTGCATAACCTTGAACCTTTAAAGAATGGTTTAGAAGAAGGATGTAAAAACATTCATATATATTTATTTCATCTTTATCGAATACCTGTCTTAATATCTCCGTTGTATCGTTGGAGTTCTTTATAATCTTTGCGTCTATATCCGTTGTAAAGAAAACGCCACCCTTATGAGATGGCGCAAAAGATATGAAAAACAAAACATTATTGAGTTGGGGTTGGGCTCCAGATAAAGCCTCCATCGTCGTATGGAAGAAGCAAACAACCGAGAAATAAGTTATCCCATGCGTCAGTACCGTCGGTACGAAGCTCGTAAGGCATCGACTCTGCAGATTCCAATTTTTTCTCCTCTGACTTATCCTTCTGAAAACCATTCTTACCTATTTTGGCTGCTGCCAATGGTATTGCCTGGAGCAAATCTACATTGTTATCTTTATTGAACATTGGGAACAATTTACCTTCACCGTTGAAAGCATCGTTAATAATCAGGTGCTTTTTCTTGTGGTTCATAGGATTGCCCATGTATTTAACAACTACGTTCCACCCATATTTTCTAAACTCTTCTATCATTACACAAATAGCATCGTGATTGCTTTCTATGTAATTAACGGATTTAGCGGTCGAATCACAATAGGCGTAAATTACTTTGCAAATATGATGTTGATAGTAATTGCAGAAATCTTGGATAACCTCTCTCAAGCGTCGATTATATTTAGTAAAAAAAGATTTCAAGGTTTTTAGTATTGAGCCTTGAACCTGTCCGGCTATAAGCCAAGTGATCTGTGCGTTGTAGTCGAACGCTATAGCAATAGGTTTGCGAAGATCCAAATCGGCGTCAAGCAGACAGTCGTATTGCTGATGGCGGTAGTCGTTAAGCTTATCATTATTGTTGGCTACGTAAGTGTGTTTTTCGGGGTCAAAACACTGATAGAACTTACCTTCTGTTTCGGTCAGACGTTTGGTTAAAATTTCAGTCCTGAATACAGCTGCTGTCAAGTCACGTTCCATACGCTTGATATAGTCAGCGCCCACGACTTCAATATTATCAAAGATACTTCTTTCCTGGTAGTATAGACATTTGTTTCTAAGAACGGCAATCTGTCTGTTGAGTCGAGCGAGTTCCTGAACTGCATAAGTGGTGCTGCGCTTCATCAGTTCATTACGGCGAAGAACTAAGCGAAGTATCAGAGAGTATAATTCTTCATCCTGGTACTTCTCATATTGCTTGATTAGCCATAGTCCGTCTTTGGTTACAGGCATATCGGTAAAGAAATCTTTGCCCCATAGATGAGGGAACTTTTCTACAGAATTAAAATGGAAACTGTTGCCACCCATAGCAGGGAAAAGTTCATCATTGAGTTTTTTATAAGATAGTCCTTTTGCTTCGTCGCCTATAAGCCAGTTTATGGTCATAGAGTTAGCTGACATGGGAACTTCCTGCGAAACGATGATCATCACTGTGCCATTGGCGAACCATACAACATCATGAAGATCGTTGGGCAAGAAATAAGGAGTATCGAATCCGAGATTTTTAGGCGGTTTGTGACCTATAACATAGTGAATGTCGCGCTTCCATCCGAACTGATCGAGTACCATGAGTGCTGCAGGAAGTGTTCTTGAGTGAGCTTGTCGGAATGAAGAAGCGACGAACACACCTGTAGATTTAGGCATCTCAAGGACATTGCGCTGGATAGCGAGTCCGGAAAGATATGACTTGCCCCACCGACGTGAACATATATTTACAGATTCTTTGGCTGAAACCAAGAACCAACGATATTGACCTTTATGAAGATATATCTTATTCATTGACTTCTTAAATGTCGATAGGTTCAACGTCGATAATATCTAAAGAGATGCCGTATTTCTTCTTCATCTTTTGGATGTCTCTGCGTTCTTTGCCGTTGAGGATAATTCCAATGTCTGAAGGATTGGTGGTAATCACCACATTGTCGATGTGCACTTTCTCTTTAACATTAAGGGTTTCGCCTTCATCGGCAGCGGTGTTGAACGCCTTAGCCCATGTCTGGGCTATCTTGGTATATATTTCGGCTTTCTTCAACTGGTCTTTTTCAGCCAATAGAAATGCCTGCTGAAGTATATCTTTGATAACATATTTAATCCAATTCTTGGAAGCAATTTCCACATCACCTAATATCATGGTTGTTTTAGCGATGATTGAATATGCTTTCTGCTGGTCAATTTTATAGATGTGCATGAGATAATCTCTCATCTGCACATTAGTATAAGTTGGGTTGTTAATCCACACCGTATAGCAGTCGCGGATCTGAACAAGCAGCTGCTGGTCAGATTTTGAAAGTTTCTGAAAATCACCATTGTCTGAAAACAGATGTGATTTTATAAGGTCCATGGAATTTCGGCGTGGCATAACTATATGATTTCAGATATTGATTGTTTGCTGTGATAGTCTCTCATGCTGTTTATTGCTTCAGGACTTCCGGATAGAGCGAAGCGTTTTGTATCGAAACGGAGTTTTATCCTGGTGTCCATTACCCCTTTTCTATAGGCGACGGCACACGGATCGTCAGGAACAAATTTAATCAAGGATATAAAATCATCGACAGCCAAACCAACAAAATCGGCAATTTCTACAGGTGTAAAGAAAAGTGATGCGAGCTCGTAAATCTGCTCTTCCTTAGAAAATTTGTGCAGCTTCTCTAAGTATTCCTCTGACATCGTCTTCGATGGCGTTGATTTCTTAGGTTCTGTCGGTAATGTAGTATCCTTCATTTCTGTAATTTTGTGTTGCGTTGGCAGATGTAATCACCGCTATATTACGTTTCTCCGAACGGCAGATATAGGATTTTGCGTGACTATCCGTAAGATATAATTCATCTGCCACGAATTGCAATTGGTTCAGTTTTTCACGGTGCCTGATTATAACATCTCTGTCAAGCACCATTATAATCTTAGACATCTTATATTGATGTCGCAGGTTCATCAGCTGTCTTATCCATATATCCGTTATGGAATAACTGAATATGGTAAGGGAACAGCCGACGCCTACTTTGTTTACAATGAATTTTATAAGATTCATTGAATTGATTCTGCCTATATGCAGAGAAGGAATAACAAAATCACTATCAATCAAGCATGCCAAGTTCTTTTAGTTTTTTATTAGTCTC